TTGGAGAGCTGCATCCGGAAGGTAAACTTTTGAGCGCCCATCCAGCGCTTCCGCAAACGTATGTGTCGTTGTTCGTCGTGTTCAGATACGACTGCCCCCACTCTGCGCCATACGGATAAACTGTGTAGTTACCATTTTGCGTGCAACTGATCGACGGCGCACCTGATCCGGTCAAAAGGTTCCATGCGATCTGATAGGTTGGGTCAATCTGCGTTTGCGCAAGGCATGTGATTACTGAAAAGATGAAGAAAAGAAAGAGCGCAATTCGTTTCATGCTGAAGTCTCCTTGTGGACTAGCTAACTGGCTGGTTCTTTGTGCCCATGACGATAGTCAAGTTAATGGCAGTGCAGTTCGCCCATTGTCCCGCTGTGAGTAAGAAACTCCCATCAGACGTTGGGGTGAGTGGTGTGCCGACGATGTTCGCAGCAAGCGTCAGTTGCATATCATAGACGCCAGACACGCTGAGAGCCGATTGCCACTGGCTCAGGACTATATCCTGCTCAATGTTGGCGGCAAGAGTAAGAGCAAGATTCTGCGCCGCCGCAGTGATACCCGCGGCGATAGTCGAGTAGCTGGCGTTGGCGTAGAGAGTGATCGCGCCGGTCACGGTGTAATCAACTTCGGTCACAGCCGAAACCAGAACAGTGTCGCAAAGAGGACGCACGGTCTGCGCACTGAGAGCCGATTGAACAGCGGAAAGCAGCGTGCCAGAGGCGATGCCAGCGCTGTTTGGGGATGCAGACGGTTGCGTTACGGGTCCTGTCAGGACATAGACCTGCACGGTACCTGGAGTAGTCGGTGTTGTCGGTACTTGGGCGTCAACGATGGTAGAACTCACGTCAAGCGCAAGAGATCGGTACTGGCCAGACGGGCCTGCCGTCGTGAGGTTGTTCGGTGCCGCCTGGATGCGTGTGCGGTAGTGGTTGTCTCCAGCAGTCGTTCCGGCTGGCTCACCCGCCGTTCCGTTGGCGGTCGTCGTCGTGTTGGCGACGGCAGAGACGAGCGGGAACGAACCCATCAGGACACTAACCTGTCCGGCGAGGTAGCCGTTGCCGCTGAGTCCCGCCGTCGTGCATTGCGCCGCCACCGTGCCGACTGTCTGCCCAGCGACTATCGTGAGTGCCGCAGTCGTGGCGAAGATGTTGAGGCCGTCTTGAGTCCCGACCTGCGTGCCAGAGGCTATCGTGGTGTCGGACGACTGCGCGGCCGTGAGGGTGAACTGTAACGTCGTCGTGGCGTACTGCGCGGGGAGACGATTGCAATCCAAATACTCGCCAAGGTAGTCCAGCATTGGGTATACGGCGAACGCAAGCAAGTTCTGAAGGCCGCAATACTGAATTGCATTGCGCACCAGAATCTCGCGGTATGCGTATAGGTTGATAAGCAGTTGCTCGACTTGGGCCGGGTAAAGAGTCCTGCCAGTGTAGGACTCGAACAGCGTCACCATGTCGTTCAAGACCAGCGTTGCATCAAGTCCGTCAGTGTCGTTGACGAATGATGGTGTAGGCAGGTCTACAGGGACCGTCTGAGGGGTGCCGGTGGCCGGCGGGAACGAGTTCGCGGGAACGATCACCGGCATATCAGGACACTCCTCCGACTTTAATAACCGTCGTCTGCGTTAGGTTTCCAAGAACGCTGTTCGCCTGGTTTATCAATCCAAGATTGGGCTGCCAAGTGATCGATACGGCCAACTGCCCGATGTTGGTTGTGCTGGCGACCACATCGACACTCTCAAGGGTGATGCGCGGTTCCCAATCGGCAATGGCCGCAGAAACGGCACCGATGATGGCCGGTATTGCTGCGGTGAGCGGGCGGTCAAGGAACTGTGTCAAGTCGCATCCGAAGGTCGGGCGGAAAGGATCTTCGCCGGGGATTGTCGAAAAGAGGATCTTGAGGCATTGATGAACATCCGCGTAGGATTGGCAAACTTGTCCGAGTCCTGATCCCGGTCCACCCCCCGCCGTCGAGTCAAGCATCAGCTCCCAGCTCGATGACTGGATATTGGTGAGGGTCGCATATGGGAAAGTCGTTGCCATCAGTTTGACACCTTCGTCAGGACACTCTCAATCGTGCTTGCCGTCCATGGCGTTGTCGGCGCGCCGGTCACTCCACCTTGCGGGTCTGAGTGCGTGTGTGCATTGAACGCTGTAACCAGTTTACTCACCAGAGCCAACGCATCCGCCGCCGCACCGCCATTGGTAAGCGAAATGCTGCTTGCAGCCTGAATCTCAACATTGCCGCTCGAATCCAGTTCAATGCTGCCTCCTGATGGCTGCGTAAGCGTCAACTGGCCACCGGCCCCGAGTGTCACCTGTAGTTGGTGCGTGCTGGTGTTGTAGTGGATGATCGTTCCATCGGCGAATTGAGTGTAGCGGTCGGCCGGTGTGAGTCCTGATGGCGCCGAGTCTACGGTTGACGGGACCCCGCCGGTCACGATGCCGTTCTCGTCCCACTCATCCATGACCACTGACACCTGCTCTCCGATGTCCGGCTGCCAGAAGTCTTTGTCATTCATCGTCTTCATGACCTGGACCGGCAACCACCACGAAAGGACGTTCGCCTGGTCGGGGAACTGCACGCGCACCCGGTATGGCGGCACAGACTCGATCTGCGCGACGATGCCCGTCCTGTAGGGCGGGTGGAACTGCTCCGTGTATGGTCCGCGTACTGAGTCTGGCATCTACTCTCCGTAGTCGTCTGAGGCAAACTGTGTTGCTGCCTCGGTTATCGTGGTCCTGAGTTCCAAAGATGTCTTGTAGCCATTCCGGTCCAGCCGATGCTTGCCCTCGTTGATGATCCATTTTATCGAATCGATCGCCGTCCCAAAGCCGTAGAGTTGAACGGGATTCCCCGCCCGGTAGACCATCGAGCCAGGGATGATGATCTCGCCCTTCAGGACGTGCATATTGGCGGCGTGGAGATGGGCTTGTGCGCGCAGAGTGGCTTGCTGTGCGTTCTCTATCCGCTCCCGGACTAGTAGAGTGTCCTGAAGTCCCAAATCAACGCCTTGGGTAGCCGTGGCTGCCGCGTTGGCCGTTGCTTGGAGCAACTTCTTCGAGTGCGGGTCGAAATACATCACCACGGCCTTCTTGTAGGTCTTGTCGCCGTGGTGCTGCTGGTGAATCCTGAATCGCGTGTTGTCGGTCTTGTAGATGTACTGCGCATTCTTGTCTTTGAGGTCCGTGATTTTCTTCGCATCCAACTTCGGGCGGCTGTAGAAGACGAGTTGATCGCCGCGGATGGTGAACTCGTAATTTTGCCCGTTGGCAAGCCTATGCAGAAATGCAAGGTCACTCTCTAGGCGTTGGGTTATATGCTGATAAGGAACATCGGGATTCACCGCGTCAATTGACACGCTCATCCCATACTTCGCGGCGATGCTCTTAGCTATCGATGTAAGAGTCTGGCCTTCATAGGGCTGCGAATATGAGGTCCTGATGGCATGAGTCACCCCGGCCTGGATTGCCCGGATCAGGAACGTGTCTGGCGGCCCCTCTGCCTCCCATTCATCCACTTCAAAGTTCCCGCAGGACACGAGGGACTGGCCTTGATAACCGATAGACAAGCTGAGCGCTGTGCCGATCTTCGGCGGATTGTTCGCCCATGCGCGCGCAGAGTCCTCTACCTGAATCTCCAGCACGTTAGCCTTGCCCCCAATCGCCTCGTCGTAGTGGATGTGCTGGGAATGGGTGAGCAGGTTGCCGGCGACTTGGGTTCCGCCGTACATGATCTGCCACGCCGGGATTTGTACGGATGCGCTCATTTATCCCCAAGGCGTCGAGCTGGTTGTGCTGGTCGAAGGCGTGATCAGCGGGACGAAGACCTGAACGCCGGCCGCCACGTAGTCACCAATCGGAATGCCAGGATTGTTCTGAATCAGCGGCTCAACCTGCGTCGAGTCTCCGTACATCTTGTACGCAATCGCGTCCCAGCGTTCCCCTTTGGACACGTAGATGATGCCCGATGACGGTGCCGACGGATTGACGTATGTGGTAACGAGTGAAGGCGTCAGGACTCCAGAACCACCGTTTGGAATGACGACATTCGGCATTTATGCAGCCCTCGCAATTGTGCTCAACGGGACATTCGTATACGGCGTCTGCGCCGGTATTCCTGAGGGCGAAGCAGTGGCAGGACTCACGACAAGCGTCGAGCCGGCCGCTGCGCTCTGTGAGGTGGTGAGCCCTGGAGGATTGGTGTTGATTGTCGAGTTGCCGATGGTCCCGACCGTCATGGTGTTGCTTTGGAGCGTAGACGGTGCTACGTACTCGGTTAGCTCTAGATCCATCTCCGCAGCGATTACAGAGCCGTCGTCCGCCATCCACCGCTGTTTGATCCGGTAGTTCGAGATGACGAATGTCCCGAGGATGTTCTTGTTGCCAAAGACGAACTGCTGCGGAACATGGAAGTCGGCGAGCTGAGTCAGAGCGTCGATGGCCTTCTGCGGCTTGCACCAGAAGTTGTGAAGGTAGATCGACAGTTCAACGTGGCGCAGGTTGTCGTAAATCCACTGCAACACAGGAGGCGCACCGATTACGTTGATGGCTTCGTAGTGATACTTCTTCTCCACCTCCAGCTTGGTC